TTCTCTTTGGCATCTTTCGGGGCGTCTTTTTCCCAAAAAGGTTTCTCAGCCATGTCAGCAATCCCACTTCCTGAGTGACTTGTTGATGCGGCTATTGGGGTCGGCAGCTTTTGCCGATCCAGTCAATTTCCGCTTCATCCCAGTCATTCTAGCACAGAATGAATCCTTGCGGGAACCGCCCTCGGGCTGCGGGCGCTTGATGTCGTGCCCCTCGGCCTTGAGGGACGCGCGCCCCTTGGCGTTCAGGCCGCCCTCGGGGTTTTTGCCTTCCTTGCGTGTCCATGCACCAGACATTCAAGCCTCCATATGAATGCGGGGGCACAAGGCCCCCGCTGCACTACAAAGCCGGGAGGAGACCTTAGTAATGCGAGGCCTTGCCACGGGGCGAACCGCCAGCGGCAGAGGACAGGACAGCGCCGCCGCTCTTGCGGGGCTTGCGGCCAGCGTGGGCCTCAGACATGACGCCATCAGACTTCATGCCGACCTTGCCGCCCTTCTTGAAGGCGTCAACGGTGTTCATGGACTCAGACGCAACCTTGCTGTTGCCGCCGGAATATGCCGTGTGCTTCATCGCACCAAGCTTGGGAGCCTTACCCTTCATAGTCGTTCTCCTTGGTTTGATTAGGCGTTTTCGGCCTGAAGATAACGGACGACGATGTCGCCAACGCCAGCGCCAGTGTTGGCAGAAAGGACATAAATAATGATGTCCGATGCGCCAGTATTGGTCCAGAGTCCTGTACGGGTTGCGTCAGCGCCGGGGCCAGCCGAAGACTGGCCAATGGTGCCGAGGCTGTGACCAACGGCAAGCTCGGTAGAGGTCGCGCTGGTGCCGACGCTGACGGTAGCCGCAGCGCCGTTCCAAGCCGTGGTGGTCAGGAACTGGATGTTCAAGATATGGCTGTAGGCGGGGATGACAATGGCCGTGGCGTAAGCCGTGGCCGTGGCCGCCTGCGTGATAGACGCAGTCTGCGCCATCGCGACGAAACCAACATTCTTGATCGTACCGGCAGTGGTGCCAGTCGTGTTCAGAACATTGCCCGCCTTGATAGGGCCGGTGAATGTAGTGATGCCCATAAGAGCCTCCTGCACGATTTGATCACGCCGTCTGTGCAGAGTCCGCTAGGCCGGTCTGCGTGATCGTGAGTCCTAGACTATTTGCTGGCGGAATGCCGTCTGATATAGTCAGCGCCCGCAAGCAAAACTTTTTCGTTGTCCTTTGCCTGACCCAACATGCTATTGCAAGAATAGCACAAAAGTTCACGCACGGAACCGGTTTTGTGGCAGTGATCGACGGCGAGAACGCGAACATTCCCATGGCGATCCTTGTCCGTTTCTGGCAACTTGCAGATCCCGCATTTGCCATCTTGGACACGATACATTTCGGCGTAATCATTTAGAGACATACCGTAATAACGCTTCAGGCTATAGTGCCTTTGCTTTTCACGGGTAGTTCTATTAATTACGCGACCATCAGGGCCTATTGTTCTCGTTGTTGAATTAGACAACCTGAGATTTGAAATCTTCAAGTTTGCCGTATCACCATCTTCGAACATAACGGACTTGTCTGGCCACACGCCGTAATGCAACATCCACGCAACTCTTGAGGCAACCATTTCCCGATCTTTATAGCGAATATAAAGGTAGGATTTAGTTTGCCCGGTACTACGGTGGCGAGTACTTTTTATAGTTCCCGCCGCCGTACCTTTTTTGATGTTCCTTGAAACATCCATTTTCCAAATAAAAACGCCGGTTTCTGGATCGTAGGCGATAGCTTCAGATACTTCGTTGTAACTCAGTTCCTGTAGTTTCATGTTGTCCCCCTTTAACGACATTCTGAGAGTACCCAGAAGCTTATTGGAAGTCAACATGAAACCGTTATCGTCTATTTCCCCTAGAAAACCAATGTTTTTAGGTGGGGAATGCTCCGTAGATAGAACGGAAGTTATAGTAGCCGAAACTGTAGCGTTCGTAACCTTTAACTAAAAGGTTATCTGTAGTGAAATCGACCTGCATATCTGTTTCAAACTTGATGCGTTCCATGTAGGAAAGACCATCAATGTTCGTCAACAGGAACCAAGCGCGGGCCGAGGTCAAGAAGTCATTGACCATGTAGCCTTCGGGCAGGCCGCCCGAGGTAGACATGATGGCATTGACGTCGTTGTCGGCGGTGCCGGGACGCAGTTCGGTCTTCGTCAGGCGAATCGCCACCGGCTCAAGAGCGGGCGGGATCACGAGGCGACGGCCACGGGCGAAGATCTTCAGGCCAGCCTGATCCTTGAAGTTCGTGCGGATTGCGATCATCGCATTCAGCAGCGTGGACTCGTTCAGATCGTTGGTGGTGTAGTTCGACACCGTCGAGCCATCAATCGGATGGTCCGAAGCCACGAGGGCCTTGCCGTCGCCACCGATGGACGCATTGTACGTCGTGGCGGTGTTCAGCACGTTCGCCCCGTAGATTTCCTTGGTCTGATGGAAAGACTGCGTCAGGCCGAGGTTTGAAGGAGCAAACTGGCTCTTGTAGAGGTTGTCGTCGATGGCCTTGCGAGTGATCGCGTAGCCGAGGCCAATCTCGGTGTGCTCCTGATTGTAGACGTAACGCTCACCAGCGCCGTTGTCGAACGCGGTCTGGCCGCCTTCCGTCTTCAACTGAGCGTAGCCAAGGAAACGCATCTCAGCGGTGCGCTCCAGAGCCATTTTCGAGTCGTGCTTCGTGAAGATCTTGTCGTACTGCGACGGGATCTGCTCGTACTGACCCTCAACACCCCGGAGGCCGGGGAGGAGAAGGTCTTTAATCGCTGAAAGATTGACAGCCATTGGTCCCTACTCCTGTTAGACGCCCGGAAGGGCCTTGGTGCTGACGAAGTTGAACGCCACGATGGCCTTCTGGTACGCGCCAGCCTCGGTGCCATTCACGCCCGGGGGCTGAGTGACGAGGGAGACGACCTTGAAGGGGAAGGTGGTGTCGGTGGTGCCCAGACGCTCAAGAAACGCGCCAGAAATACCATTGGCGGTATTGCCGGTGCCGATGTTGAAGCCTACGACGGCATTCACATAGCTCTGGTCAACGCTGACGTTGCCAAACTGAGCAATGAACTTGGCGTTCGGGTCGTTGATGATGTAGCCGGTCACGACGTTGCCGGAAGCCACATCCGAACCGGGCCAGTAGTTGGACCAGACGGTACGCTTCTGCGAGACCGACAGGTACTGGCAGCCGACAAACACGCCAGCGATCTGGGTGTTGGCAGAAGCGGCAGTCGTCACGCCCACAACCACGTAGCCATTGGCGTCGGGGTTTACGGGGTCGCCGTAGAAGATTGCGGAAGCATTGTAGGCAATCTGGACCGCAACCTGTTCATAGGTCGGGGCAGAACCAGTGCCACTGTATTGCTGAAAACCGTTATAGGCGGCAGTGTTCGCCATGACGGGATCTCCTTTTTACGGGAAAGCTTGTCATCTCGCGCCGGGGAGACTCGTAAGCCGGGGGTAGCGAACCTCCCGCGCCGGGGGGAGGGGTAGAACAACAGGTGTTCCTGACGTTGCATCATATACACAATTGAAACAAAAGAAAAGGGGGCCAATTACGGCCCCCTCAATACTACAGATCCTCAGGGATCGGCATGTCAAAGCTCTTCTTGATGTTGGGCCTGACACGGGGATCGTCGCGGGTAAGAGTGCCCTCCGGCGTACCGGCAAGCTGGGCCTCCTTGGTGCGGACCTGATCGCGGGCGCGCTTCTGTTCAATGCGACGCATTTCGTCCGAAATCTCTTTCGGGCGCTCCATCAGGATCATGCCCTTGCGCTCGATGGTCTGGCCCTCCCAGCCCGAAGGCATCATGGCCTCGTGATCCATGTCGCGGTGCAAGGGCACAGGATCCCAGCCCTCGCGGCGAAGCTGGACGTTGTAGGAAGGGTCTTCCTGATTCCAGATCTTGTGGCGCTTCCACTCGTAGGTCCAACCGTCCGGCACAATATTGGCCGGAATGTAGAACTCATCCGTGCCCTCATCGAGGCCGCCGCCGTGCTGGCGGATTTCGGCGGCGCGGGCTGCTGCACGGGCGCGGGGATCATCTTCACGCATTTCAGGCCTCATTGGCGGGCGGATGGGGCTGGTTGTTGCCTTTTCAGCGGCGACTCTTTGGAATTTCGAACTCATTGCAGGCGGCCTTCCTTCTTGAGAAGTAACTTGTTGCGGGCGTAATCTTTCTCACTCATGCCGAGGTCGCGGGCCATTTCTGACTCTTCCCTCGTGAGGCGGACCTCATTCGGGCGCGAGCCAGTCCCCGTTCCTCCCCGAGAGACCGGGGCGGCCGGAGGAGCAGAACGGCGCTGCGTCACCTTGGCGGCGCTCGACATGGCGTCGTCGTCGTCATGGTCAACGGCCACGCGCTTGCCGATCTTCAGCGTATCCTCAATGAGGCCGAAATAGTCATCGCTGTCGGGCGTGTAGCCGTCAGCAATGGCCAGATTGTGGGCCGCAATCATCTTCTGGAACATGCGCTGGTCGGTCACGCACTGGGGATTGCGGCGCACCCACTCGGCAGAGCGGGGGGAAAGTTGCGCGGCAAGCTCCTCCACGGGATCAGAGTGGCGCGGGGGCGCGGGGGGAGCCATCTTTGGGGCGCTTTCCATATGCGCCCGGCCACGCTCCAACTCCATGAGCTTGGCCGAGTTCATGGACATGGTTTCCTGCAACTCGGCGGCCTTGTTGTAGTCGCCGACTGACATGGCCTCGCTGTAATTATACTTGAGGATGTCGTTGTTGCGCTTCACCGTGTCGATGGCGTTGCGGACGAGGTGCAAATTGGTGTCTTGCACTTCATTTTTGGCCGAAACTGCGGTCTCCAAGGCCATGTGAGCGTTGCGCTCGGCCTCAAAACGCGCCTGCTTCTCTCTTTCAAGACGGTTTTTCAGTTCTTGAATGCCGTCTTCAGCCGCAACGGCCTTTCGGGCCTCTTTTTCAGGCTCGTCATCAACTTTTACGACCTGAATGTCGTCATCCTTGATGATTTCGGGGTCTTTTTCGATTTCTGACATGGATTTCTCCTCAGTAAACACTATCGGGGTGCGGAATCCGCATGCGGACGGCGGTGTCGTCGAACATCCGACACAAAACGCCGTTCACGGTGACATTCCACCCGTCGCTGGGGCGGAAAACAACCCAATCCTTCGGACCCAGATTGAGGCCGGAGAACCATTTTCCTTCGTCATCCACAAATGCGGACGGGCCAGTCTTCAAAATCAGTCCGACTTTTGACTGATAACGGTCTTCGTCGCGGGATTTGTTCGTCATAATGATGCCGCCCTTGGTCTTCTCGGGGCGGATGTAGACGGCGACAAGCACTTGCGTGTTCATCAACTCAAATCCACTGAGATCGCCAACCTCCTTCAAGATGGCGTCCATCGGATCACTCTCATGGAGCATCGCGATGTTGTGGTGTGCAGATACGTTAGACATTAGACCCCCTCTTCACTGGCCGCGCTCAATGCGGTTACAGATCGTTATCGCCTCTTCGCACATGTCGAGAGCCATGCGCAGGCCGGTGATTATTCCTACTTGATGTTTGTATGTTGGGAAATCAATCGTACTCAGGCCGGTGGACAGATTTTCTTTCCTGTCTTCAACCGATGCGTCGATTAATTTCTTCAACTCGCGCTCGAATAGCGTGTTGAACGTAAGCATAGACCCCTCTTTGCTCCCCCTCGATGTGGTTGGGACGGCTGGCAGAGGGGGTCAAACCAGCCGTCCCGTATTCGCAGCAGGCTGCCCGCCGCCGCGAATTTCTTATCCCTTGCGCTTCTGGATCTCAGTTTTTTCCAAGCGGCCCAACCCTGATCCCGATCCTGCATCAAGATCCTTGTAGGTCTTGTAGACCTTGCCGCCAGCCTTGCGGGCCATGGGCGGCGCGGGCGGCGGGGGAGGCATCGGCATGGGGGGAGCGCCAGCACCAGCCGGAGGAGCGCCGGGGGGCGGACCCATGGGGACAGGAACGCCGCCCGGGGGCTTGGGGGGCATGGGAGGCATGCCGCCCGGGGGCTGGCCAGCGCCGGGGTTGATGACGATGTTGATGTTCGTCTTGCCCTTGCCCTTGGCGGGACCGCCGGAAGCCTTGGCAGGCCCCATGTTCAAGCCGCTGAGAGCGCCGCCGCCGAACTTGGCGGTGCGGGCCTCGGCCTTCACCATCTTCTTGATGAGCGCCTTGTCCTCGGCCACGTCCTCGTGCTTGGCCATGCCGCCCTTCTTGTAGGGCGAGCCACGGCTGCCGACGCCGAAGTCCAGAGCGTCCTTCTTCACCATGCCCATGCGGGGGTCCATGGGCGCACCGCCGTCAGCGTAGTGCCCGGCCTTGCCGCGCGTGGGCTTGGAGTTATTCTCGCCCTTGCGCTCAATGGCCTCTTGCTCTTTGGTCGAGACGCCGGGCTTGCCGCCCACGTTCTCGGCGGGGCCGAAGTTGACCTTGCCGCCAGCCTTGCGGGCGCGGGTGACTGCGCCAGCGCCCGTGCGGGAGCCAGTGTCGTAGTCGGGGCGGCGGGGAGGCATGGGGGCCGCCTTTGCGGGCGATTTGTCCTCAGTCACAGCGCCAGCGCCGGTGCGGGAGCCGGTGTCGTAATCAGGGGCCTTGCCGCCTTCTTCACGACCGATACGGCCACCCTTCTTCATCATGCCCTGACTCATCATCATGGCCTTCTTGATGGCGTCGGCTGGCATGCCCCCAAGGGCCTTGCCCGCGCGGCCACCAGTCTTCAAAGCCCCAATGTGCTTCTTGCCCTCGCGGCCCTCGTTCGCTTCCTTCTGGTCGCGGTTGATGAGGCTGTCGGCAGTGATGGCGCGGCCACCGGACTTGCGGGGCTTGCGACCGGCGTGGCAGTCGGCCATTGCGCCCTCGACCTTGCCGCCCTTCTTGTAGGCGCGCTTGGAAATGGGGCGCATGCCGGTCTTCACGTCTGCGTTCAGCGGGGCGGCGGGGGTGAAGTCAGAACTATCGGTCTTGCTGTCCTTCTCGCCGGAAAGGCGCTTGGCCTTGCCCCTCATGGCCTCGCGGGCCTTTTTCGCCATCTCGTACATACGATTCTCCTAGCTAGGTTTGGGGCGTCCCCCTGCCACATTTACGGTAGTGGCGCACCGTAACAAGAAACTAGCATTATTTGCCCTTGATGACCACTTCTCGGGCGACCCTGAGAGCGTTCAGGATCTGGTTGATTTCCTTCTGGCTGATTTCGCGCACCGCGCCGCCGGAGCGGAAGCCCTTGCCCCCACGGCCACCGCCGCCAGTTGTGCCGCCTCCGGTGCCGCTCATAAATCCGCCGCCGGGCTGCGACCCGGCCATAGCGCCTGCGCCCTGCTGGGCTTGGGCCTGAGTGGGTTGGCCATATATCTGCGAAAGATCGCTGGTGGGAGCGGGCTGAGCCGCAGCCTGAGTGCCGCCACCCTGCTGATTCTGGTTCTGATAGAATTGAGAAAGTTGCTGAGAATAATCATACTGGCCAGCGGGGGGCTGGGTTTGCGGCTGCGAACCGCCCAGTGCGCCGGTTCCCTGCTGGATATTGTTCAAAAACTGTTGCTGCTGGAACGGCTGGTTGCCCTGCTGCGCCTGCTGGCCCTGATTAGCTTGGTTGTAGCGGTCCATGACTTCTTGCGGGATCTGAGTGTTTTGGCCGCCCTGCTGCGACTGCGTCATCGCAGTCTGCAAGTTGGCCTGCTGCTGTTCGGCAGTAAGGGGAGCCCCCGCAGCTTGTGCGGCTTGGGCTTGCTGGCGGGCAATCTGGCTGGGTGTTAATTTTTGCTGGCCCTGCTGCCCCTGATTAGCTTGGTTGTAATTATCAAGGACGCCCTGCGGGATTTGCTGACCCCCAAATTGCTGGCCAAGGGCTTGCGCTTGAGAGGCCCCGAGAGATCCAAGACCCTGCTGCCCTTGTTGCGCCTGTTGTGCAATTTTAAGCGCCGCCTCCTCAGGGGATTGCTGCACTTGCTGGCCCTGACCGCCCTGCTGCGACTGCGTCATCGCAGTCTGCAAGTTGGCCTGCTGCTGCTCTGCGGTGAGAGGAGTTCCCGCAGCTTGCGCGGCTTGCGCCTGCTGGCGGGCAATCTGGCTGGGCGTCAGCTTTTGCTGGCCCTGCTGCGACTGCGTCATCGCAGTCTGCAAGTTGGCCTGCTGCTGTTCGGCAGTAAGGGGAGTGCCAGCCGCCTGAGCAGCCTGCGCCTGCTGGCGGGCAATCTGGCTGGGCGTCAGCTTTTGCTGGCCCTGCTGATCTTGCCCCTGCCCCGCAGCCCCTGCGCGCTGGGCGTCGAACTGGTGCAAGTTCTGCTGGTACTGGTCGTACTGCCGCTGCGAGGCCTGCCGCAGGGCGTCGGGCGTAAACGGCTGGTTGACGTTCTGCTGCTGGCCGCGACTGCCGTCGCCGCGCCTGCCCTGCTGGCCGCGACTGCCCTGCTGGCTGGGCTGGTACTGCGAAGAGGGCAGCGACTGGTTGGTGGCGGGGGTGCCCGGCGTCTTGTTGGTCTCGGGGGCGCCAGTGACTTTATTGCCTGCGGTCTCTGGAGCAGACCCGTAGCCGCCCGTGGTAGTGGACGCAGGCCCCTTGCCGCCAGCGGTGGGCGCAGCGCCGTACCCGCCAGTCGTGGTGGAGGCAGGCCCCTTACCGCCCGCCGTGGGCGTGATGCCCGAGGGCGTGTAGGTGGGGCTGTTGGGTGAAGACATGCCAGCCATATGCGTTATCCTTTCCGAGAGATTTCTAGTGCGCGTTCCACGACGGAACCGCCATCAGCGCGCGGTCTATGAAAGCGCGTCTCACCAATATCCGAATAGTCAGGCATCTCTGCCGCCCAGCTCGGAGCCTTGCGGCCCAGAGCGTACTGCGCCTTTGGCCCCCAGAAGTTCAAAGCGCCGCCGGTAATGTCGTCGCCCGACAGTGCAGCCTCAAGGGCCGCCTGACCAATGCCGTAGCGGCGGCTGTCGGGCAAAAACCTCATTGGATAATTTGCGCCCGCCGGATTGCTCCACGGCTCAAATTGCTTCTTGGCCAGCAGCACGGCCTCGGGGCTTGCGCCGTACTTGCCGGATTGGATGCGGTTCAGGATCACATGCGCGATAGCCTGCGACTCCTCGGGCGTCTTCCCGCTGGTCTCGGCGGCAATGGTGCGGATGATCAGGTCGCGGTCGCGGTCAGTCAGTTCAGGCCCTTGCGGCGCGCGGGCGGCAATCTTGTCGGCCTCCGGCGCAACGCGACCCTCAATCTTGCCCGGCTCAGTCTCGGCCCTCGCCAGCATCGCAGCCATCTGGGGCGACGGCTCCGCAGCAACACGCAAGGCGGCGCGGGGCAATGCGGGCGCAGCCGACACAACCTCCTCGGGGATCACGGGCGGGCGGCGGGGCGGCACGGGGGCTTCCTTGCCCGCCTCAATCTCGCGCGCCAAGCGCAAGGCCTTGTCGGCCTTGAAGAAGTCGGAAGGGACGTCGGGGTTGCCCCAATTGGTGGGGGACACTTCCTCGCCGGTGGACAGGTAGTCGGGGCCTGAAAGCAGCTTGTCGAGAAACCCGCCCTCGGCAAGGTGATGACGGGCCGCATGCAGCGCCTTGGCGATCAAGTCATCCATCACCCTACTCCGTCAGCGGCTGCTCGTTGTCCTCAAGGCGCTTGATCATGTCAGGGTCGAGGACGCTGTCGATCACCGGAATGCCCTGCGGGTTCTTCGCCATGTCCTCGGCCAGACGCACCGCCGCCAGCCTCTCGCGGCTCTCGCGGTCGCGCTTGCGGTTGATAGCGTCCATCATCGAGTCCTGCTGGTTCGCCTGCATCTCCTGCTGGCGGGCCTGCAACTCCATCATCTTCATCTGGTCCTGCGGGCTGGGCTGCTGCTTCGCCTGAAATTCCATCATCTTGATTTGGTCGGCCACAGTCGGCTGGCTCTTCGCCTGAAGCTCCATCATCTTGATCTGTTCGGCAATCGTGGGCTGCGGGGGCTGGCCCTGCTGGCCCTGCGCCTGACCCAGCTTCGCCATGACTTCCTGCTTCTTCACCTCGACCATGGCGGTCTTGGCGTCGGCCTCCTGCTTCTGAATCTGGACCATCGCCTTGGCGTATTCGACCTCGGGCGGGGTCTTTTGCTGGAGCGTCGATGGCGGCACCATGAACTGCTGCGGGTTGCTCCAGCCCATGGCCTGCAACGCCGCCTGATCAATGGCGATGGGGTCATACATCGACGGGTTGCCCGCCTGCAACTGCTTCAGGCCCATGATCTTCATCATGCGCTGCGCGTGGCTGGCAGTGTTTGGGTCGGCCTGCGGGACAAGCTGGCAGTCGTCCAGAGCCGCAAGGAACGTCGCCTCATCCCACGGGTAGGCGGGCTTCTTGTTACGTTGCCAAAAGCTCTCGGGGTTCTCCTGAAAGCACCGTGACAGAAGCTGGAACTCCTGCGCCTGCGCCGAGTGCATACGCTTGTGGACGGCGTTCATTACTTTCGTGGCCTGATCAATCATGGCCAGCGTCGTGCCCACGGGCGCGTCCGCACGGCCCTCGCCAACCTGAAGCTCGCTCGTGCCGCCAATCCGCATGCCCGTCTCGGCCATGTTGCTGACGAGGTTCATCAGCGCCGGGCCGGGCTCCTTGTAGGGCAGGGGCATAATGGCCTGATTGATCGGCATGCCGCCGGTCTTCACCAGCGCGCCGCCGCCGGGCGGAACGCGGAAGATGTTGGTATTTTGACGGGCACCCGTGTCAGCCATCAAGAAGCCGGGGAAGTTGGCGTACATGCCAGCGTCCAGCATCTCGCGCCACGCGGCCGTGATGGCGTTCGTGGTGTTGCCGAGGATGTGCAGGAGGCCGATGTCGTAGAAGCCGAGGCCGGGGACGAACGTGTATTTGACGAAGTTTGTACGCGCCTCGGGGAGTTCGGCGTCGTCCTCATCGAAGTTGCGGACGATGGACAAAACTTCGCGGGACGACAAGTCGATGGTCACGCGATAAGGAACTTCAAGGCCGCTGATCTTGCCCTTGTATTTGTGTTCGAAGCCCGGCAGATCGAGTTCGCAGTAGCACTCATAGATTTCGCGGTCGCGGTCCTCCGGCCGGTAGCTGCCGACCGAGATGCCCTGAACGGCGCGCTCTTCGCGCTGCTGCGAGTCAAGATCCTGATCCTTGGGCATCGGCAAGTCAATGTCGCGGTAAACCCCGAGGATCTGGAGGCGGCGCACGGTCGAGGCCCGCATCATGCTGCGGTGCGTGATGCGCTTGGCGTTCTTCAGGTCTGTCGCGGCGTTGTTCACGATCAGGTCGTCGGCATCGACGCTCTCGCTGACTGGGCGGCCACGCAGCGGGCAGAAGTAGACCTTCTTGAAGGCGGTCCCGCCGAAGCCCAGCATCAGGAGCATGCGGTCGGTGTCGGGGTAATACTCGCTCGCGGTCGCCGTCAGGTAGTGATTCAGGTCGCGCTCAAGCGCGTTGGCAAGCTGGTCTTCCTGAAGCGTGGCGTTGTTGTTGTCGTCGCGGATCTTCACTGGCCCGTCGGTCGGCAGCAGTTCGCTGCGGGCGTTGGCTTGGAAACGCAGCACTGCTTCAAGCAGCAGTGGGTGTCGGACTTTTGACATGCCCTCGACAGGAGCGCCGTCAGCGCCGCCTGCAATGCCGGGGATTTCCGTCTTGAGGCCGAGGAGCTTAATGCCCTGCGCGCGGGCCTCGATCCATTCCTTGCGGCTCTCGATGTCGTCGCCAATCCCACGCAAGAGGTCGTCGGCAATGGATCCGAGGCTACCGGCGTCGATGTCGTCAACGAGGTTGTCAAACCAGCCGCCGGGTTTCTTGTCGGCCACCGGCGCGAGGCTGCTGCCGTCCATGCTGATCGTCACCGACCCGTCTTCATGCTCAATGCGGAGCAGCGGCTCACCACCGGCGGGCTCCTGAAGGACGTCGCTCTCCTCGATGGCCACGTCGGGCGTCGGGATGGCGGCCTCGGGGAGGCCCGGCAGGCGGATGTTGGCGGGCATGAGGCCGGGAAGCGGCATGGTCATTCCTCTGCGGATAGCAACAGGCTGATTTCGTCGCTGAAGCGGCGGAGGCCTTCCTGTGCGGCCAATGTATCAGATGCAGCGTTGATCGTATAGACGCGGACGTAGTCGTGGGGCTGGCGGCCCCAGACCTCCACGCGGTAACGGCCAAGACTGACGGCGGTGGGCTCCTTGTCCACGTCCACGGTGGCGTTGCACGGTATCATCTTCGTTCCTCAGATTGGGTACAAGGGGGCTGGCGTGGAGCCAACATAGCGGCGTCCGGCGTCGATCTCAGCCATACGCTCTGGCGCGCGGACGAGCAAGCCGGTCTCGCGCAAGTGGCGCAGGGCCTGACTGACGGTGTCCACGAGGTCGTCGTTCTTGCCCTTGGGGAAGACCTCGCACTGGCGGATGACGGCGTCGGCCCACTGGCGGTCGGGCGCGTAGATCATGCCCTCGGAGAACAGGTGCTGGATGGAGTAGACGCGGGCCAGCTTGTCGAGTGAGCCGGGGTTGATCAGTTGGACGGCCCAATCCTCGGCCCCGTACAGGCGGCGAAGTTCCTGCGCCACGCTCAGGCCCGAGGCCTTGCCCTCGACAAGCAGCTTGTCCACGCGGAACTTGCGGCAAGTGCTGGCCACCTTCGTGACGAGGTCGGACAGTTCCAGCCTTTCTTGCCACGCGGCCATGAGCATGACGCGGGGAACCGACTCGGGGTCGGCGTCGAGCATGTCGCGGATGCGGACGCCCTCATCAAAGCGGGCGGCCTCCTCGGCGTTGTTGCGGCGCTGGCCACGGGCGTTGACGAACGCCTCGGCCCGCATGGTGCCCACGTCGCCCGAGAAGACGCCCCAGACGGTCATGGCGCTGAAGTCGTTCTCGGTCTTCGTCGTGTAGGCCGTGTCGATGCTGGCGATGATGTAGTCAAAGGCGGGGTAGCTCTCCTCCATCCACGTCTCCCACCAGCCGGGCTTGATGACGCCGCCGCCTCGGGGCGTTGGCTCCTGCTGGAACTGCCCGGCGGTGGCGTATGGCCCCATGACGCGGCTGTCGCGGTCCACGACCTCCTGCGGAAAGCGGGCGGGGAACAGAAGCTCCCGGTCGGTCTGGCGGGGGTCTTCGATCCCGAGTTGCGTCGGCGTGGCGCGAAGGGGGTCGTATTCCATTGGGAGCATGACGTGATCGTACCCGAGGCGCTTGTCGAGGATCGTGCCCGACACGTCGGCCTCGTGCAGGCGCTGCATCACGACGACGATGGCCGAGGAGTCGGGGTTGTTGAGGCGGGTGGGGACGGCCTCAAGGAACCACTGGACTGTCGATTCGCGCTGTGCGTCGGAGTTCGCGCCGTCAACGGAGTGCGGGTCGTCGATGATGACGCGGTCGCCACGCGCGCCGGTGATGGAGCCTGCGGCGGCGGCCTGACGGAAGCCCGTGGCGGTGTTCTCAAACTTCGTCTTCTGGTTCTGGTCGCCGGTCAGGCTGACGCGGTCGCCCCACCGTGTTTGATACCATTCGGACGTGATCAGGCGGCGCATACGGAGCCCGTCGCGGATGGCGAGGTCGAGGCTGTGGGAGGCGCAGACGTAGCGCAGATGCGGCATGTTGCGCGGCCCCCACTCCCACGCGGGCCAGAAGACGCCGATCAGCAGGGACTTCATAGTGCCCGGCGGCACGTTAACGAGCAGGCGGTTGTAGAGCGAGCCGTCGTCAAGCTCGACGCCGTCCGTGATCGCCTCAAGGTGGGCGCAGATGAAATCGATGTGCCAGCCGTGTATGTACTTCTGGCCGGGCTCAATGATGTGCCACGCCTGCCGCACGAACTCGGCCAGCGACTCCTCGCACTCAGCCTTGCTGATTTCGAATAGCTGTTTGTCCACGTCGATGGTCTGGCCGCCGTAGCGGATGAATCTGGTCACAGCGTCGTCAGCCCGAGCTTGTCCACGAGGTAACGCTCGCCCTTATCGCCCACGATCTCAAATAGGATCATAGTCTCCCCGTGATCTTCGTGGGTGGAATAGACAAGATCGCCGTCCGGGGCCTCGTAGCAATAGCCCTCGATGGCGCTGTCGAGTTCGGTGCGGCGCAGCCAGCCGTATGTCCAGTGAAAGCCAGTGGATTGGAATGGCTTCATGACACGCGCCTCCCCATCGTAATGTTCGCTTGCGCCCGGATGTCCTGATTGCGCCACGACCAGCACTCACCGTCGTCTTGGAAGACCACCCAGACCAAATCGTGTTCGGTGCCGTAGTCGATGATGATGTGGGCAACGCCCGGCCCCTTGGGCGTCGTGACGGGCAGCGGCGGGTTGAGTTGAAGCATCACTCGTCCCCCTCATTCGGATCATGCTCGATGACCCTGCCAGCGGACAACAGGGCCTGCTTGAAGGCCTCGCGCGAATCACTGTCCAACTGGCGCACGTCGATGGTTTGGCTGATAACCACAGGCCCGCCGCCGTCGCCGGTGATCTGCGTCGTCGTCCTGTCGCCGTAAATGCGCGGGGCCATCTTCATCGCCAGCCACTGGGCCGTCGAGATCTTGACCTTCTGGCTCTGGACATTGGCCTCGGTCGTCTCGTCGGCCAGCGTCATGATCTTGTCCACGAACACTTCGGCCAGCCCCTCGCGCGCGCGGGCGCACTTTGTATGAAATTCGGGGTGACGATCAAACCACGCATACACAGTCGGCCGACTCGGCATCTGCGGATCGGCGCAGATTTTGACGAGGCTTTCGCCCATGATCATACGCTCGCAAATAGCATCGACGACTGCATCCGTGTATATCGACGGGCGGCCAACCGGCTTGCTGACCGCCCCGGGCTTTTTGCGTGACATTATTACTCAACCTCTGCTTTTGCGGCGGACGCACCGAGCGGCGTCTTGTCGAAGCTTTCGACGGCGGACATATATAGGTCGAGGACGGTCTGTTCTTCGTCGCGCTGGCTCTGGGGCTTCTTGCGTAAGGCTATGACTTTCTTCAAGATTTTGGTGTCGAAACCGTTTAACTTGGCTTCCTTGTAGATTTCGGAGATGTCGATGGTTATGGCGGTTTTCTCATCTTCCATGCGTTCGATGCGTTGGACGATGGCAGCGATCTGGTTATTGTTGATCATGTGTTCCTCATTTAGGTAAGCTGAATCAAATTGGCGCGATTCGCCGGGTGATAGTGTCTCGTAATTCAACGCTGGCGTCAATCTGGCATTGCGGACGGGATTTTGGGGTCTGTGGATATTGCTGAAATTATTTTCTGAAAAA